CTCCTCGGTGGCGCCTGGCTATTATTATTGAGGTGCGTGTGGGTAGCGAACACCACAAGATCATGCCAGGGGTGGGAGGCGGTGGTGTGAAAGAGTGGGCGAAACCATTTTACAAATCCAAAGGCATGGCGGGATTGCCGCGATGCTTATTTTATTTGAGTCAAACGAGTGCAAGATGATGATGGAGAAGAATTACTATCACCACAAGAAACACAGAGAATGGCGCGACAAAGTTTTACGCCGGGACAAATATCTATGCCAGGAATGCATTCGGTATGGGAAGAAAGTTACAGCAACCCATGCGCACCACATAAAGCCGGTGGAAGAGTATCCGGATTTGAGGTATAAAGTTGAAAATGGAAGAAGTCTGTGTCTTGCATGCCACAACAAGGAACACCCTGAGAAGGGCGGGAGCCGGAAATGAAGCATCCCCCCCCATCCGGAAAAATAAAAATGCAGACGCCTTGACTGGCGCTGGGCATATTTTCCCTCTCCGGCGCAATGTGAAAATTTATTGAACCAAAAAATGGAAGGGAGTTGATACGATGGGTCGTCCGAAAAGTTTAATAAATCAGACCAGGGACCAGATGAAAGCCCTTGGCGTATATAAGCCAGAATTTGAGCCCATCATTGAGATATACTCACAACTCCGGGAACAGTACAATATATTGACCCAGCGCTTTATAGATTCGGACTATGACTTCAAGGAGTATACCAACACCGGGACCAAGAAGGCCCCAATCGTGACAACCCTGGAGGCGCTCCGAAAAGACATCCTTGCATACGCTGCCCAGTTAGGGCTCACTCCGCAGGGCTTGCTCAAAGCTGATGAGGCCGCGTTTAAAAAACCAAAGAGCTCTGCCTTGGCTTCGATGATAAGCGAGCTGAATAAAAAATGAAATTAAACGGCAAATATGCTGCGGAGGTTTTGGCGTATGCTGAAGGTGTTGTCAGCGGGAAGATTGTAGCGAACAAAGAGCGGATACAATGCTGCAAGCGGTTTCTTGACGACATAGAATCCGGGAAATGGGATATACGGACGAAGGATGCGGATTTTGTAATAGGCATCATCGAAAAAACGTTCAAACACAGACAAGGCGAGGCTCTTGACGGTACACCGATAAGAGGCAAACCTTTTTTGTTGGCGTCTTGGCAGAAATTTATCATATATGGAATCCTGATTTTTTATGTCCCAGGAACAAATGAGCGCCGCTACAAAGAGGTGTTCATTTATGTCCCGAGGAAGAATGGCAAAACGATATTCGTTTCAGCGCTTGCTTGGGCTCTAGGAATTTTGGAGCGGCATAGTGGGTCTAGGGTATATGTTGTCGGTTATGTACTTAAGCAGGCGATGGAAAGTTTTGATAATTGGCGCTACAATCTTACATCCGTACTTTACCCCGATAAGAACTCTGCCATTGCCGATGGTTGGCGCATCCTTGATAACAACATGGAACACTCAATTTCGCATGATGATCTTGACGGCGGCAGCCTGCACCTTGAGGCCCTGGCCGGCAATCCAGATGCTCAGGATAGCTTTAACTGCAACATCGTTATTGCCGATGAAATGCATGCTTATAAGTCGCCAAAACAATATAATATCCTAAAAGAGGCGACAAAGGCATACACAAATAAGCTGGTAATTGGCATCACCACAGCCGGAGATGATGTAAACAGTTTCTGCTACCAGCGATTGAAATACTGCCAGAAGATTTTAGATGGCATCGTCCAGGACGATGCTTATTTTGTTTTCATCTGTAAAGCCGACGAGGATCCTGAAACCAGAGAAGTAGATTTCACAAACCCGGTTGAGCATGAAAAGGCAAACCCGAGTTATGGGGTTACGATCCGGCCAGCCGACATCATGAACGATGCTATGCAGGCCCTGAATGATCCGCAACAGCGGAAGGACTTCCTTGCGAAGTCGCTCAACATATACACATCCTCAATGAAGGCTTATTTTAACCTGGCCGAGTTCCAAACAAGCAATGAGAAAGCGGAAGCTGAGCTCGGAATTGATCCGATGTGGTCTTTACAGAAAAAACTGGAGCATGTGAGAAGACTCGGAATCAACTGGTATGGCGGAGCGGACCTGTCAAAGCTGCATGACCTGACTGCCGCGGCATTGTACGGTACGTACAAAGACATTGACATCATCATACCGCATTGCTGGTTCCCTGTCGTAGCTGCTCATGTGAAAGCCGAAGAAGATAATATCCCTCTGTTCGGATGGAAGGACGATGGCTGGCTGGATATGTGCAACAACCCGACAGTGAACCACTCGGATGTTGTGATTTGGTTTGATAAGATGCGGAAAGGTGGCTTCAGAATAAAACAGGTTGGACACGACCGAAAATTCTGCCGGGAATACTTCCTTGGCATGAAGCAGAAAGGTTTTCAAATCGTGGATCAGCCGCAATACTACTACAAGAAATCAGAGGGCTTCCGTCATATCGAGAAGAAAGCGAAGGACGGTAAGCTCTATTATTTTGGCGCCGAACCTTTTGAATACTGCGTTGCGAACGTCCGCGCCATCGAGAAAACCGATGACATGGTCCAGTACGAAAAGGTTGAAGCAACCCACCGTATTGATGTATTTGATGCAGCTGTATTTGCTTGCGTGCGTATGCTCGAAAATCTCGAAAAATCCCAGAAAGCTAAGGGGTGGTTGAATGGGTAAATGGACCTCTCTATTTGGCAAGAGAGCACACAATAACATGAGCAGGGATGCCCCTGAAAAAAGAAGTGCAGTATGGCTTTGCTCCGCTGATGCGTTTGAGGTATTGGTGGGAAACGGTTATACAAAGCTCGCAAACTGTCCGGAAGTAAGAATGTGTGTGGACATATATGCGGACCTCATATCGAACATGACCATATACCTGATGCAGAACACGGACAAGGGTGATGTGAGGGTAAAAAACGAATTATCCCGGAAACTCGACATTGAACCGAACAGGTTCATGACCAGAAAGGCCTTCATCTATAACGTCGTTTGGACGCTCATGCTCGATGGCGACGGGAATCAGGTTACATATCCCAGGTTTTCAGCGGATGGATACCTGGAAAATCTGGAACCACTCAAACCATCACGAATTCAATTCAGAGATACGGCAGATGGGGGATATGTAATTTATTACGGGGATAAGCCCTTCTCCCCTGATGAGGTCCTGCATTTCGTCATCAATCCGAATCCTGAGCGCCCGTGGGTGGGTACAGGGTACAGAGTAGTTCTGAAGGATGTTGTAAAAGGCCTCAAGCAGGCAAGCGCCACAAAGCAGGCTCTTCTCGAAAGCCCGGCACCATCGATCATCGTAAAAGTGGACGGTTTGACAGAGGAGTTCGCAAGCGTGGAAGGTCGCCGGGAACTCGCCAAACAATACCTTGATGCAAGCGAAAACGGCCGGCCGTGGTTTATCCCTGCAGAGGCGTTCAGCGTGGAACAGGTCAAGCCGCTGACACTCAACGACCTGGCGATAGCGAAAAATATGGAGCTTGACAAAAGGACGGTCGCTGGAATATTCGGCGTACCGCCCTTTTTAGTTGGCGTCGGAAATTTTGACCGGGAAGAGTACAACAATTTCATCGGCTCAAGGATCCTTGGGAAAGCCAAGGTCATTGAGCAGGAGCTGACCAAGAAGCTGCTATATTCGCCGGATCTCTATTGGAAATTCAATCCGCGCAGTCTGTACTCTTATAGTCTGTCCGATGTTGTTCAGGCCGGCGCCGAAATGGTGGACCGCATGGCAATGCGACGCAACGAGTGGCGTGACTGGATTGGCATGTCGCCCGATCCGGAGATGGACGAACTTCTTGCATTGGAGAACTACATCCCGGTCAGTATGCTGGGCAAACAAAAGAAGCTGATTGGAGGTGATGAGGGTGGAGAAGAATAGACTGCTTCGCCAGATGCGATGCCGGGGAACGCAGTTCCGGGCGGCGGAGACCGAAGGTAAAAAGTACATCGAGGGCTATTTCGCTGTGTTTGGTAGCACATATGAGCTTTGGTCGGGAGCAACAGAGAGCATTGACCCGGGAGCGTTTGACGGTGCTCTCGATGATGATATCAGGGCCCTGATTAATCATGATACCACGCTCGTATTAGGGCGCACAAAAGCCGGAACCCTTGATCTCAGGGTTGATGAGAAAGGCCTTTGGGGTCGGGTTGAAATCAATGAGAAGGACCAGGACGCCATGAACCTATACGCCCGTGTTGAGCGCGGCGATGTTGACCAGTGTTCTTTCGGGTTCGACATCCTCGAGGAGGATACCACCTACAACGAGGATGGCTCGGTTCACTGGACCATCAAACGCGTCAAGCTCTATGAGGTTTCGGTCGTAACATTCCCCGCCTACGAGGACACCTCCGTACAGGCTCGCAAGAGGGACTATAAGCAAATCAAAAAGCGGCAAATCGAAAAATGGAAATCTGAACGAAAGGAGCGGATAAAGAAATGGCATTAAGACAGCTGGTTATAACAAAGAAAATTCAGGATTTGAGAAAGAAACTCGATGATCTCAAATCCAAAGACGCTGATTTTGAACAGCGTAAATCTGAACTCCAGAAACGCGAGGCTGAACTGGAAGCCGCGATAGATGAAATCACAGAAGATACTTCCGAAGAGGATAAGACTGCTGTGGATGAATCTGTCGAGGCTTTCGAAAAAGACCAGGAAGCATTCAACGAAGAATTCAAACAGCATGAGGAAAGCAAGAAAAAACTTGAGGATGAAATCCAGAAGCTGCAGGCAGAACTTGATGAACTCAACGAAAGAGCAAAAACACCACCGGTATATATACCGGAAAAATCTGAACAGAGAGGAGTAGAAAGAAGCATGAAAACAAGAGTTAAATTTTTCGACAATATTGAACAGCGCGATTCTTTCTTTGCGCGCGATGATGTGAAGAATTTCATTTCAGAAATTCGGGCTATCAAAACCAGAGGCGTAACTAACGGTAGCTTGACTGTGCCTGAGATTATGCTTGAGATCCTCCGGAACAATATGGAGAGCTATTCTAAGCTTATTAAGTATGTCACTGTGAAGACTGTAAAAGGCACAGCCAGGCAGAATATCATGGGTGCTGCTCCTGAAGGTGTATGGATGGAAGCTGAAGGAGAACTCAATGAACTCGATATGAGCCTGAACCAGGTTGAGGTTGATGGCTACATGGTCGGTGGCATCATTTGGGTGCATGATAACCTGCTCAATGACAGCGATATCGCACTTGGCACCGAAATCATGGAGCAGCTCGGCAAGGCTATTGGTAAAGGCGTAGACAGGGCAATCCTGTATGGCACTGGCGTAAAGATGCCCGTTGGTATCGTTACCCGACTGGCACAGACTACTAAGCCTAACAATTGGGGAGCAAATGCCCCTGAATGGACTGACTTGCATACGTCCAACATCAAGAAGCTGAATATCAACACTTCTACAGGTGCAACATTCTACGCTTCGCTGATTGAAGCGCTCGGGGCCGCAAAACCCGATTACTCTGATGGTAGAGCGTTTTGGGCCATGAACCGAAAGACGCACATCAATCTGATGACAAAAGCTCTGGCATTTGATGCTGCTGCAGCTTTACTGGCTGGTGTAAATAACCAGATGCCGATTGTCGGCGGTGACATCGTAGAACTGGAGATCGTTGGTGATAATGAGATCATTGGTGGCTTCGGCTCAGTCTATCTGTTGGCAGAAAGAGAAGGCTCAACAATTAAGAGTTCTGAGCATGCAAGATTCGTGCAGAATCAGACCGGTTTCAAGGGTTATGCGCGTTATGACGGTATGCCTGTATTCGGCGAAGCCTTTGTGATGGTATCCTTTGACAACACCGATGCTGTGACTACCAGTACATTCCCAAAGGACTATGCTAATTCTGAACTTGGTGAGTTGACTGTAACTTCTGCCGCCGGTACAGATACAGGATATACGAAGATTACTGTGTCTGGTCAGGAATCTGGGACAACACTTCTGTATAAAACCGGAATAACCGCCGCAAAGGTTAAACCGGGTATGAAGAAGGATTCTACATGGAACAGCTTCGGAGGTAATCCGGACTTCACAGCCGGTGTTAATCTTAAAGGTCTGACCGCAGGACACGTCATAACGGTTGTTGAGTTTGATGGCAATAACAAAGCAATAAGAGCGGGTGTTGCTACTATTGTAGTCAGAACCTCATAATAAGGAGTGATGCCCCATGGCATACACTGAAAGCACTGTCCTTGGAATTGTCAAGGCCAGGCTTAACCGCCTGGCCTCTGATACTTCCTTGGATGACTATCTGAAAAAGAGAATTGAAGCGGCAGATGCAGAACTTGCCCGGATAGGCATCAAGCTTGTTGCGGGGAATGTGGATGACGAGGTCTTATTGGCCGATTATGTCGAGTGGCGATATAAGAACCGTGACAAGAATACCGGAATGCCTGAATGGCTGCGACTGGCTCGACGGGAACGATGGCTGAAGGAGCGTGTTGCTGATGATTCTGGATAGCGGCATCTGTACCGTATACGAGGTCAAAAACGTGGCACCACCTGGAAGTATGCCAAAAATGGAATTGTTACCGAAACACGAATCTTGGTATGCCGAGCTCAATTTTGAGACTGTCCCGAAGGATGCGGCTTTGCAAGAGGTTGTCGAGACCTCGGCTCGGGTCAGGATTCTCCAAAACCGCAGCATAACCAACCATAATGTTGTCATCTTAGCCGATGGTGAGCAGTACGAAGTCACTAGGGCATATCACGGCACGGATGAAGAGAGCGGGGAGCCAATCACGGACTTGACGCTTTTGAAGGTGGTGACGCCATATGACATTGACGGAACTTAAAAACCTTCTGCTTACCATCACATCAAATGTTTTTCATTACAAACCGCCTGATGGTCAAAAGGGATCTTACATCGTATGGGCAGAGGACGGAGAAGGTGACACGGTCCATGCTGACGGACAGAAGGTCGAGCGGACAATCACCGGCACAATCGACTATTTCACGAAATGTGAAAATGATCCGGTTGTAAAGCAAATCGAGGCTGCCCTCGATAGTGCTGACGGTTTGGCTTGGCATCTAAACTCCATCCAGTACGAGCAGGATACCGGATACATCCACTATGAGTGGGTGTTTGAGATCGACGGCGCCGAGGAGGTGGACGACGATGGCTAAGATGTCCGTATCCGGCTTGGATGAGTACATTGATAAGCTCTCGACGCTGGGGTCAAAGATGCCGGAAGTGGCAAAGCGTGCCGTGCAGGCGGGCGTCAATCCTCTGGCCGATGAAGTCCGGAAGCAACTGGAGAAGAACCTCCAGGGATCCAAATACTCCACT